CTAAATCACCACCGCTACTTACTCGTGATAATGTAACTGATGGATTAGCACCATACAAATATCTACATCTATCTTTCACAGCGTCAATCTGTGCATCAGTCATTTCTATCAGGTCGTTATTACCTGTTAGAATTAAAGGTCGTCTTACTGCCATAATTTATACCCATGGATTAGTTCTAAATGTATTCGCGCTGTCGTTATCAAACCTTGCTGGTCCGTATATTTTTCTTAGTTCGCTACCATTAGATGCAAATATTTTTAAAACTGTCATTGCATCAAAGTGATACCCTTGGATTGCTGAATCATCGATATTATCACCCTCAACGGCATCTTGCTGAATCATTTGATTTGTAATAGATGAGTCTAATATATGACTTGAGTCAACTTGATCATCTGCAATCATATGATTTAGTACAGTGTCTGAATCTAATTTTCCGGCGGCTAGTTTTAGTTTACCATCACTATCTACTATTCTATTAATAGCATCGACAAGAGTTAAGAAAGTACTGTCAGATGATTCTCTATAGTGAAGATCAGCCTGGCGACCCATATCACTATCCATGGCATTAATACCTGATACAACACTACTATCTCCGCCTGATGTATCAAGTGTAGCTAAATCTCCAACTTGTTCAGCTAGCGTATTGGTTTTAAGACGAAAACCGTTAATAG